CGAGGCGTCCAAGACCTTCAGTCAGGAGGAACTGGACGCGATTGTCGGCAAGCGCCTTGCCCGCGAACAGCGGAAATGGGAGCGAGAGCAAGCCCAAAAACTGGCCGAGCTGGAAGCAAAGCGGGCTGCGCCCGTCAATCCTCCAGCGCCTGACGATTTCGACAACGCTGCCAAGTACGCAGAGGCCCTAGCCGAGCAGAAAGCGCAGGAGTTGCTTCGCCATCGGGAGGCGGCCCAGCAACAGGCTAAGGTGGTCGAAGCCTACCATGAGAAAGAGGAAACCGCTCGCAGCAAGTACGACGACTTTGAACAGGTCGCGTACAACCCGAGCCTTCCTGTGACTGATGTCATGGCACAGACCATCCAGGCTTCAGACGTTGGCCCCGACATCATCTACTGGTTGGGGTCCAACCCGAAGGAGTCTGCGCGTATCGCCAACCTAGCTCCGTTCATGCAGGCCAAGGAGATCGGCAGGATCGAGGCCAAGCTGGCCGCCGAACCTCCGGTCAAGAAAACGTCAACCGCCCCGGCCCCTATTGCTCCGGTGACGGCTCGCTCGACGTCTGCCCCCGCGTACGACACGACGGACCCCCGTTCCGTCAAAAGCATGTCTACGTCGGAGTGGATTGAGGCCGACCGCCTGCGCCAGATCAAGAAGTGGGAAGCTTCACGCAACCGCTAAGGATCCTTCGAGATGGCAAACTCGCTTCTTACTATCGACATGATCACCAGGAAGGCCCTGGAGATCCTCGAGAACAACCTAGTGATCACGCGCACCGTGAACCGCCAGTACGACGACAGCTTCGCCGTCGAGGGCGCGAAGATCGGCTCCACCCTCCGCATCCGTCTGCCCGACCGCGCGCTGGTGACCGATGGTGCCGCGCTCCAGGTGCAGGATGACAACGAGCAGTTCACCACGCTGACGGTCTCCAGTCAGAAGCACATCGGTGTGAACTTCACGTCGGCCGAACTCACCATGCAGCTCGATGACTTCGCAGAGCGCGTGCTGAAGCCGCGTATTTCGCAGCTTGCGTCCAGCATCGACGCGGACGTGGCGAACTCCTACAAGTCAATCTTCCAGTCGGTCGGCACCCCCGGCACCGTTCCGGCCACCTCGCTGGTGCTGCTCCAGGCCCAGCAGAAGCTGAACGAAGCCGCCGCTGTCATGTCGCCGCGTTACGCGACGGTGAACCCGGCTGCGAACGCCGGCCTCGTCGAAGGCATGAAGGGCCTCTTCAACCCGACCGCCACCATCTCTCGTCAGTTCAAGAACGGGCTGATGGGCGAAGGCGTGCTGGGCTACGAAGAGATCAACATGTCCCAGTCGATCAAGCAGCACACGACTGGCTCGCGTGCCGCCACCGGCGCTACGGTGAACGGCAACGTGGTGGAAGGCGCGTCGGAAATCGTGCTGGCCAGCGCCGGTAACGCGCTGACCTTCAACGTGGGCGACGTCTTCACGGTCGCTGACTGCTTTGCCGTGAACCCGCAGACCCGCGAGTCCACCGGCTCCCTCCAGCAGTTCGTCGTGACGGAAGCCGCGACGTCTTCGGCTGGTGGTGCGGTGACGCTGAAGGTGGCCCCGGCGCTGTTCTCCCCGGCCAACGCCCTTGCCACGGTCAGCACGCTGACCATCACCGGCAAGGCCGTCACGTTCCTCGGCGCGGCCTCCACGGCCTACCCGCAGAACCTGATCTACCACAAGGACGCCATCTCGTTCGCCACGGCCGACCTGCTGCTGCCGCAGGGCGTGGATATGGCGTCTCGTCAGGTTCACAACGGGATCTCGCTGCGTGTCGTGCGCCAGTACGACATCAACAACGACCGCCTGCCCTGCCGTATCGACGTCCTCTACGGCTTCAACACCATCCGCCCGCCCATGGCCGTGCGGCTCTGGGGCTAAGGCACAGGAAAGGAGAACACGAACATGGCAATTCCGAACGGCGGCGGCGGTTACCAGGTCGGTGACGGCAACCTCAACGAACCCCTCATCGACGCGATCCCCGAGCCCGTCGCCGTCACCACGGCGGCGACTCTCACCGCAGCGCAGGTGCTGAACGGGGTGATCCTGGCGAACTCGGGCATCACCGCTGCGTCCGTCACCTACACGCTGCCGACGGTGGCGGACTTGGAAGCGGACCTGTCGAACTCGGACAAGGTGGGGACGTCCTTCACCTTCCGTCTGGTGAACCTCGGCACGTCCTCCGGTACGGCGATCATCGCCACCAACACCGGCTGGACGATCACGGGCTCGCTGACGATGACCATCCCGGTCACGACCGGCGCGTTCTTTATCGCCCGCAAGTCTGCGGCCGGCGCTTGGACGCTGTACCGCGCGGCGTAAGCCAACCGGCCCCCTGCTTCGGCAGGGGGCCACCCTTTTTCGGAGCCTTTATGCCCGTCATCTACCTTGCCCACCCTCGTCACGGCGTTAAGGTCGCCACGATGGACCTTGAGGCCCAGCAGGACGAGGAGAACGGCTGGACGCGGATGGCGAGCCCCGACGCAGCCCCTGTCAATATGCTGGCACGCGACGCCGGGGATGATACAATGGCGTCTGAGGCCCCGCGCCGACGAGGCCGCCCGCGCGCCAACAAGGACGATTGACATGGCCACGGCAGGCGACATCATCAACGGATCGCTCCGTCTGCTGGGCGTGCTGGCCGAGGGCGAGACACCGTCCTCTGAGACGTCTCAGGACGCTCTCAACGCCATGAACCAGATGATCGACAGTTGGAACACCGAGCGCCTCGCCGTGTTCTCGACCCAGGATCAAGTAGAGACTTGGCCGCCCGGCGCGCGGTTTCTCACCTTTGGCCCGACCGGCAACATCGTGGGTGAGCGACCGATCCTGGTGGACGACGCCACCTACTTCCGCGATCCGGCGACCGGCATCTCCTACGGCCTCAAGCTGATCAATCAGCAGCAGTACAACGGCATTGCCGTGAAAACCGTCACCAGCACCTACCCTCAGGTGCTGTGGGTCAACATGACCCACCCGAACATCGAGATGTACGTCTATCCGGTGCCGACAAAGGTGCTGGAGTTCCACATTGTCTCTGTGCAGCCCCTGTCGCAGCCGGCTGGCCTAGCTACGCAACTGGCGTTCCCGCCAGGATACCTGCGCGCGTTCCGCTACAATCTGGCCTGCGAGATGGCGCCGGAGTACGGCGTGGAACCGTCCCTTCAGGTGTCGCGCATCGCCATGGCGTCGAAGCGCAACCTCAAGCGGATCAACAACCCCGATGACGTGATGGCGCTGCCGTACAGCATCGTGGGCACCCGCCAGCGGTACAACATCTTCGCCGGCAACTACTGATGAAGACGCCGATCCTCGGATCCTCCTATGTGGCCCGCAGCGTCAACGCTGCGGACAGCCGCATGGTGAACCTGTTCCCCGAGATCGTCCCCGAAGGCGGCAAGGAGCCGGCGTTCCTTCAGCGTGCGCCAGGCCTGCGGCTGCTCGCCACTCTGGGCAGCGGCCCGGTGCGCGGCTTGTGGACGTTTGGCGGGTATGGCTACGCGGTGTCGGGCAACACGCTGTACAAGATCGACAGCTTTTGGGTCGCGACGGCGAAAGGCACCGTCACCGGTTCCGGCCCGGTGTCGATGGTGGACAACGGCACGCAGTTGTTCATCGCCGCTGGCGCTGACGGCTTCATCTACAACGCTGGCACGGACGTCTTCGCCCAGATCACCGACCCAGACTTCCCTGGCGCGACGACCGTGGGTTTCATCGACGGCTACTTCGTCTTCAACGAGCCCAACAGCCAGAAGTTCTGGGTGACGGAGCTACTCGACGGAACGTCGGTGGATCCGCTCGACTTTGCCAGCGCAGAGGGTTCACCCGACAATCTTGTCTCGCTGATCGTAGACCACCGCGAAATCTGGCTGTTCGGCCAAACGTCGGTCGAGGTCTGGTACAACGCCGGGCTTCCCGACTTCCCGCTGGCCCGCATCCAGGGCGCGTTCAACGAGATCGGCTGCGCGGCGCCGTTTTCTGTCGCCAAGCTGGACAACGGCGTGTTCTGGCTGGGTGCCGACGCTCGCGGGCGGGGCATCGTCTACCGGTCGAAGGGCTACAACGGCGAGCGAATTTCGACGCATGCTGTTGAATGGCAGATCCAGCAGTACACCGACATTTCGGACGCCACCGCGTACACCTACCAGCAGGATGGCCACTCGTTCTACGTCCTGAACTTCCCGACCGCCGACATCACATGGGTGTACGACGTCGCCACGCAGGCTTGGCACCAGCGCGCTGGCTGGCTGAACAACCAGTTCACCCGCCATCGGGGCAACAACCAGATGTCGTTCAACGACGAGATCGTCGTCGGGGACTACATCACGGGCGGGATATACGCTTACGACCTAACCGTTTATACCGAAGCGGGAAGCATCCAGAAGTGGCTGCGGTCGTGGCGCGCTTTGCCGACCGGCCAGAACAGCCTCCTTCGCACGACGCATCACAGCCTCCAGCTCGACTGCGAGTCTGGTGTTGGCCTGGATGAACCGCCGAACGCCATAGACCAGTTTGGACGGGAGCAGATCGCCGGGTATCTCGCCACCGAGTCTGGCGACCGTTTGACGACCGAGAGCGGCGACCCAATCTACGTTACCGTCACCACCAGCCCAGCCACGACAATGACGCCTCGCGTCATGCTGCGCTGGTCGGATGACGGCGGCCACACTTGGTCGAACGAGCATTGGCGGTCGATAGGACGTATTGGCCAGACTGGCCACCGCGTCCTTTGGCGGCGGCTAGGCATGACGATGAAGCTGCGCGACCGCGTCTATGAGATCTCCGGCACCGACCCGGTGTCGGTGACGATCATGGGCGCTGAACTCATCGCGAGCCCGACCCGTGCCTGAGAACATCACGCAGATTCCCGCCGCGCGGGTGCCTATCGCGGAGACGCCGACCCCCTACCCTGCACGCCCGTGGTATCGATACTTCTACAACCTGTTCGCCATCCTAGGCAGCGGCTCGCTGCGGAACGGCGCGTTCCACGACGAGACGACGCAGACAGCGGCGGCGCCCAACACCGCCTACGCGATGACGTTCAACAAGACCGACTACAGCCAGGGCGTCTTCCTGGGCACACCTACATCTCGCGTCTATGTGGACCGCCCTGGTTTGTACAACTTCCAGTTTTCAGCGCAGTTTGTCAGCACAAACGCATCCACCAAGACCATTTACATTTGGGCTGACGTTAACGGGACCGCTGTCCCGCAGTCGGCAACTACGATTACGATGAAAGGTTCTGGTGAAGCCTACCTAGCGGCTTGGAACTTCTTTCTTCGTATGAACACGAACGATTACTTTCGGCTACGGTGGGCAACCGACAATACGAACGTGTCTATCCAAGCGTCCGCAGCAACTGCTTTCTCGCCCGCCGTCCCTTCTGTTATCCTCACCGTTGCCGCGAACATAGGTGAATAATGGCCGTCCTGTCCCCCCAGCCCAAGATGCAGTTCACGACGGCGGCCGGCGTGCCTCTCTCGGGTGGCAAGGTCTATACCTATGTCGCGGGCACCACGACGCCGCAGGCGACGTTCACGGACTATACGGGCGCCACGCCTAACACCAACCCGATCATTCTGAACTCGCGCGGCGAGGCGAACATCTGGCTTGGTGGCGCGCTGTACAAGTTCATACTGACCGACACCAACGATGTTGAGATTTGGACGGTCGATTACATCTCGGCCCCTACGTCGGCCGTCTCGCCGGTCCTGTCGGGCAACGTCACCATCGACAGCGACACGCCGGGCCCGGCGCTCAAGATCACCCAGACCGGCACCGGCCCGGTCCTGCGCGTCCAAGACAGCGCGGATCCGGACGCG